GGTCATGGTGAACAGCTAGAGCTTACTGCTAAGTTCTATGCAGAGTCCACAACCATAGATGGTAGAAATGATATGGTCACACCTCAGTTTAAGTTCCGCACCAGCCATAACAGGACATGGGCTAACAACGGCATGATGGGATACTTCCGTGCCGCATGCTATAATACTTTGGTTGATGGTGACAAGCTGGCGTATGTGTATGGCCGTCACTCCAAGAACTTTTCTGTGCCTAGCTTTGCAAGCAAGATCAGGGCAGCATCAGACTATGTTGCTAACTCTGGGATGAATAAGATGCACCGCTGGTATCAGACGCCTGTCCATAGAGATCAGGCTATCAGTCTGTTCAGCAACACACTGGCAAAGCGTATGGACAACGTGACCAAAGCGCATAAACCTAACAAGGTGATGCTGTCAAACCTGATGAAAACCTTTGACGAGGAGAACCGTCACCTCATTGGGCGTGGTAACTATGAAAAGTATGGAGAACGCACAGAGGGTACGCTCTGGACTGCATATCAGGCAGCTACAGCATGGTCTACCCATGTGCCTAAAGAAAATACCAGAGTACTGCGTGAAGATAGGGTGCGTAAAATGATGGACTCACCACATTGGAAAAGGTTGGAGATGGTATAGTGGCAAAGAAGACTGACAACAAGTACGACCCGACACTACATCGGATCAAGAAGCGTACATCAATAGGGGCGGGAACTCTTTCCCGTCCCAAGAACAAACACAAACGCCGCAACTGGAAAAGATACAGAGGACAAGGTAGGTAGACATGGAGATAGTTACTTTTATTCTTGACTTAATATTATTTGGAGTAATATAATGCCATATATAATAACTCAATCTGAAGATGATGTTGTATTAGATATAAATACTTTTGATGCTATGATAGATGAGGAAAAAGAAAAGCTGTATGTCTTTGAACATTATGAAGATGCTGTTGCTTATCTAATGTGTCATGGTATACGTGAATTATCTACAGGCTTTCCGTTCAATATAAAGATAGAGAAATTACAATGAGGTACGTAGTATTATTCTTAATGGTGTTATCCATATCAATGTTGCGTGTCGTGGCCGTGAAGGCAGATGACATGTCTTGCTTGGCAGAGGCTGTGTATTTTGAAGCACGGTCTGAGCCATTCATAGCGCAACTTGCTGTGGCTAATGTTGTTCTTGAACGTGTTTACTCTGAGCGTTATCCTGATAACGTGTGTGATGTTGTTCACCAAGCAAGAAAGTGGAAAGGTAAACCCATAAGAAACAAGTGCCAGTTTTCCTACTGGTGTGATGGTAAGCCTGAGACAATAGCTAACATTGAGGCTTACAACGAAGCCGTCACCGCTTCAGAGCTTGCTTTCAAAGGTGTGGTGCTTGGTGTTACAAGTGGTGCAACCCATTACCATGCTGCCTATGTGTACCCATATTGGGCATCTGATGATGAGTTTGTTTCTCTTGGTCAGGTTGGTGGGCATATCTTTTATATTGACACCCGAAACTAATAGGAGTATACTATGTCAGATAAACAGTTACAATCAGTTTATGAAACCTTGAACGCCCATATTAAAATATTAAAAGCTAGAGTCAGAGAAAAAGAAAAAACTATTAAAGAGTTAAGGAATGAACTTGCAAAAGCAAAACAGACAGAATCAAATACTAAATGGGTGGAACATGACAACAGAGATACTTGATTTTCAATCTTACAGAGAACAAAAAGATAATGTTCTTAGGTTATCTTTAGGATATAACATAGAGATATGGGAGGCAATGAAAGAGGCAGGTTACGATGTAAGAAATGGCGTAGAGCGTGATCAATTTTTTAAAGACTTAGAGGATTTAGAATAATGAGTAAGAACCTTTGGCAAAAAGAACGGAAGGAACTTTTCCGTTCACTGGTAGGACAGTATAAGTCTGAGGGGTATAACACCAAGGAGTCCAGACGGTTGGCTAGACTAGAGGCTGATGAAATTATGGATGATAAAGAAAGTTTTGTTGAAGACATCTGGAGAAAATGTTATGATGACAGATGTTAAAAGCATGAAACGTCTCATGTGGAGATTAGTTTTAAAGAAAGAGTTTGGTGATGTGGTTGTTCAAAAATTTTACACTAAGAAAGAAGCGCAAGATGAAATACGAAACAGAGAAAGGCTCGTACAGCATCTTACCAGCAGAACTGCAAGAGGAGTTTATGAAATCCAAAAAGGATAGAGAGATGGATGTTTTAATAGAAGTATATAAACCAAAGTTACGAGGCAGGATGGAGACATCTTTTAAATCAGCATGGCGTAAACTTGAGAGAGTTGACCAGATAGAAACATTGATATCACTAGAAAAGGAGTTGGCTGCACG